ATGGTTTCGTGGTTGTAACGAGCAGTCCATGCTTCTTGTGCATTGTCATACTGAATGGCAGAGCCTTCATTCTTAACAGGTGCAGCAGAGAAACCAGACAGTTTTGTCTCTTCTTCGAATGAACGCTCAGAGGTCTCTGTTTCGTAGATCTCTTTGTGCTCTTCGCCGTAACGGGCGTACTCCATGCCGAACAAAGCGTTCAAGCCGGGGAGCAACTCTTTAAGTAGTTGTGCGCGTGAAATAGCCATTTTAAGTTACTCCTTAGATACCGGTAGTACTGTTGTACTGAGCCGTGTTGAACTTAACGAGGAACTCGTAATATGTTGTAGCTGCTACGCTGGCATTACCAGTTGCAGTATCAGGCACAACGTCAACAACACGAACGGGAAGAGTATTAGTGGTGTTGGCGGAAGAACCGTCAATACCATAATACGAGTCACCAGTGGTGGTAGAACCAACGTTAGCAACCAAAGCCACGTTAGAACCAACAATCGCACGGCTATAAGCTGTAGGAGTGGTAGAACTAGCGACTGTAGCGCAGACACGGAACACAGCACTAGGATCATCCACAACAAAAGCAAAAGCCATGTTTGTTGAAGTTGATGTAGAGGCTGGATAGTACTGCTGGTACGTAGGTTGACTCAACGAATTGATGTAAGAACATCCAACCAACACACCAACAATGTTACCTGAGTTAGTGGTACTAGCAGCCACAATGTAGCCGTTAGTGTCCACCTGTACGGTGTCACCGTTCAGGATTGCTGTTGCATAGGAAGGGGCAATTGGGATTTGACGGATCGCTCCGGCGTAAGGTAGACCGTCCAGTCGGTTGACTGGCTTGAAACCATACGTCTTATCAATGGTAGGGTATGCCATCTATAGACTCCAAAAGTTTTAAATACGTTTACCAAAAGTTACCTCAGAGCTTCGTTCTTTGAACAAAGGCATCTTAGGATGGCTTTCGCGCATGTAGGTGTTATCTACTGATTGCATTTGAGAATTAGCGATATTCCGATAATACTCATCACGCTGCTCAGTAAACTCCGCAGGTGTTTTGCAAAGTAACAGACCACCAATTTCAATTCCATCTGGGAATCGCCCGTTAGGGTTATTCATCAGACGAAGTTTGGGTTGATCTGCGGCTTTAACAGGCTCCCAGCCCTCGCGTAGTTTGGAGGAAATATTTGACGGATCAGGATTGTTCAAAGTTGACAGACGAATCCAGCGGAAAGACCAACCGGGTTCGGGATCAGGATCGGGCAATAATGCTGCTGGCATCCACTTCGTAGGACGCTCGAATGTTGCACGAGTCTCTTCTGTTCTTTTTTCACGAATTTGTTCAGCCATTTTCTTTCCTTCTTAATACTGCAACCTCACGAGCATAACGTTCCAACGGAATGTTAAGCCGCTTGGCAATAGCTACCTCTGAGGCAGACAAAGTGATCTTTTTAGGGGCCACGCTGCGTGTCGCAGAAGCAACAACGTTTGATTTCCTACGCTGCGACGTATCAGCGGGTTCCTCAGACTCAAACTTATCTGGGAACACTTGACGCAATCTACCGTTGATGCGTCTGTAGTATTCGTCACTTTGAGGATCCATGCCCTCATCGTTAACCAGCTTTTCATGCACCGCCAGAGCGAATCCGGTCATTTCCTTGTCAGTACCAAACCATTTGTTGGTTTTTTGCCACTCAACGGCTTTGGTATCAACGCGGGGTGCTTGCTGATATTCCGGTTGTACAACAGTTTTCTCTTCTTGTAAAGGGGCAGGCTTAAAATTGTTTACACGCTCCGCTTTCATTTTGGCGGTAGTTAAATCTTCTTGAGCCTGTACTAAAGCATCTGCGTCGCCTGACTCATATGCAGCTTTGTACCGGCTTTTAGCATCATTAACCTCTTGTGCAACAACCCTCTTAGCCTGCTCCAATAGAGCGCTTTGACTGGTGTGTACGTTGTTTTTCAGTTTCTGATTTTCTTCATAAACTGCTTGAGCAATGCGAATTGCCTCTTCTTTCTCGCGTATTGCAGACTCTTTAGCCCTGCGTTCTTCGTGATAACCCTTGGTAAATTCACGGAGTTTGTTGCGATCTTTCTGAGAATAAGCGGCTAATTCTTCATCTGTTGGCTCTTGCGGAGGGGTTTCCATGGGCTTTCTGCCCCGGTCTTCCTCCGGTGTGTCATCGACAACCTCTATCTCAGGCTCGTCTTTAACCTCTTCAGGTTCTACAACTTTGCTTCCTAAACGAGATTGTTTTTCTTCAATTTCATCAGGAAACTCAAATTCTGTTTTTTCCATTTCAGCCATGGTTACTCCTTAGTATGGACGTTGAATGCCGCGAGGATCTTGAACTACCGCTTCTACGCTGTCGTCGTTGATCAAACGCCACTCAGTTCCATGGATTTTCATCCTTGTTCCGCTGTTTGGGCGGGTAATGATGAAGTCTCCAACCTTACAGGATGCTCCGGACGGGAATCGTTTCTCGTCTTTAAACGCATCTGGCCCCATTTTTGCCACAAACAACACTGGAGAAAGAAGCTCCTCGTGATGCATCATGGTTGCGGTTTTGTATAACAAACCAGACTCACCCATCTCTTCTTCTGCTTTCGGAAGCATACAAAGGAGGTGATATGTAACAGGATCCGGCACTTGTTTTGCCTTTTCCTCTGCTGTCTTGTTGAGCACGCCCGACAAGTCAACTGCACTGACATCGAATTCAGTCATCTTCATATCTTTCAAGTTTTCGAACAAGGTCAACAATTAAAGTCTGTGCGTACAGTAGACCTCGAATTTGGCCGCACATCTCTCGATAGGCTGGGTAGTCACTAGCCGACCCGCCCCCAAGACTTTCAAGAAGGGTTTTCTCCTTCTCCCGAAGATCAGATAAAAGATATTTAAAAGCCTGATCTTCATTCATGATTAACTTCCTCGTTTAAACAGGTCAACTTGAACCTTTTGGTTGTTTTGTTTTTCCTGAGCTTGCATACGAGCCATGTCGAGTTGAGCCTGCGTGTCGATCCGCTTGTTCTCAAGTTCAAGTTTGGCTTTGCCAAGTTCAATGTCGGCGGCAATTTTTTGCGCCTTGGTCTGCTCTGCCTGACCCTTAAGCTGTAGTTCAGCTTGTTGCATCTGGACGAGCGGATCTTGTGCTTGTTGCTGGGCTTGCTGTTGTTGCTGTTGAGCTTGGTTAAGCTGTAGCAACTGAGCGGAGCCTTGGGCAACCAGACGGGATAACTGCACTTCGATGTCTTCTGGCAGTTTGGAGTCCGGAGCGGGCAGAGGAACACCGACCTGCTCTTCAACTTTCTTTCTGTACAAGAATGCCAAATGTTCGGCAATGTGAGCCATCACTGCGGCTTGGATCTTCTGAGCCATAGGGTTCTGGCCAATCTGGGCTGCAATCATTGGATCCTGCATGAACGCAGTGTGCGCTGCAATATGCGCTTCTTGATCCTGATAAATGAATGCTTTGGTAGGCTTGCCGTTGAGGAATGCCATGTTCTCGCTGATGGGATCTTTAGGTGTCTGATCATCTGCGCCGGGGATTAGTTTCTCTGCGTTCTTGATGCCTAGAACCTCAATCATCTGGCGGTGCAGCAAAGGCAAGTCATAGATCTGAGGAGCGCCCTGAGCCAACTGAATCACAGCTTGATACTGCATGATCCTTTGAGCCATTGTGGAACTGTTGGGATCTGATACAGGAATGACTTCAACCATGTCGTAGTCAGACTGTTTGACTTGGCGGTCGTTGCCTTGGGGATCGTACTCATACTCAGCAGGAGAGTAGTCCCTGATGATGCCTTTGAGGAGTTTAAACTCTTGCTTCATTGAATAATGAACACGGGCTTGGACTGCGCCCATGGTCTTCAATGTTCTTTCTAACAAGGCTAAAGTTGTACCGACAGGCGCGTTGGCGCTCATGTCAGAGATCTTCATGTCTGAGATAGAACCCAGACGGCGGCCTTCTTCTGTGATCCTATCAAGCAGAGTTAACAAGGTAGCGCTTGGCTCCTTGTAAGGCAAGGTCATGATGTTGTCTTTGATGACACCGCTTGGCACATCCACATCTCTAAACTCACCGGGTTGAATAGGAGTATCGTCACCCTTGATGCGAGCACCACGGGCTTTTAGGCCGCCGGGCAAGTTAGCCAAAGTACCTGCGTCCACCAGTTGGCGGATTAAGGATGTTCCTGCGCGGGCGTATCCACCGATGATGTGGATCAAACCCATGCCATAAAAACCAAAGCCGGGGATGTAGCAGTAGTCTACAAAATGCTGACGCTTGGTCTTCTTGGCATCGTCTTCTAGGTAGTTGCGACGGATAGCAAGAACTTTGTTAGTTCC